CGCTGGTGATTGTTTCCTTGATCTCATCCTTGCGCACACGCAGCTTCACGTAGCGCATGTTGCCCTGCTGGTCAGAAGGCCCCTGCATGGGGCTATTCACCGACTCGCGGACACTAAAGCTATAGATCAGCTCGATCTCTTCAAGCTGGCCCATGGCGTCGTAGTACGCCCGATAATTATCCGCGCTAAACCACATAATCCGGTAGGTGTCGCGCACCGGCCGGAAGTAAAACAGACCCTTGCCATCAATCAAGAAGTCATCGACAATCCCTTCCAAACGGGTGTCGATTTCGTTCTCAGTAATCAGCTCAGAGACGAAGTCCTTGCGGAAACCAAACGTATCCTGAGCTGGATAGAACTCCAGTCCCTGACGCAGCATGAACAGCTTCATCTGCGACAGATGACTGTTCACAATCATCGTGTCGACGCCAGCCGTGCCCTCTTTCTTGCGGGCAGCCTCCAGGATTCGACGGAAGCGGTCGTTAATAGACTGGTTCATTTATCTAGTTTAGTTCCACTCAACTTGGAGTTTGCCGCGTTTCATGAGCCCCTGAACAACGATATTCAGGGAGTCAGCGCAGTCATCATGTGGTGAGTGGCCGAAGTTCACGATTTCGTCCACCATGCAACTGAAATCACGGTACTTGTTGAACACAATTTTCTTATGCTCGAACAACCCCATAATTCCTCTCAGTCTGGCAAGTTTGTCGCCACGGAATCCCTTTACAGGGCTAATGGAGAGGTTGTAGAGCTGCCACTCATTAAAAAGAATCCGCTTGAGGTCGCCCTCAAACGATTTCTGATAGGCGACGACTTCTGGCCAGATGACGACGGGTGAATCCGTCGAGAAGTACTGACCCTGGTCGTTGACCTCCAGCAGGTTCCATTCGACCAGCAACTCGCACAACGCCTCGATCTTGTCGATGTTTCCCATCGACCGCATGCGCCGGTAGTCAATGACATAGACCTTGTCGTCCACCCGGCCAGCCAGGGTGAACACGGTCCAGTCATTCCGCTCGGTCATGCCAGCCGAGAGGTCAATACCTACGCCAATGGTGTCGTAGACATCCGGAACCTCTCCTTTGACGAACAGCTCAGGCGAGATGCCCAGCTCAGTCGAGCGGACCGGCTGATTCAGGTACTGGTAGCTGAATGCCACCCGGTCATCGCTCTGGAGCTTGAGCAGGTACTTCGCTGCCCACATCTCAGGCCAGTAGCTCTTGGGCCGGCCATCGTCGTCGTAGCTAAGAGCCGACTGGGTGATGACCTTCCACCCTTTCTTCTCGGTGAAGATCGTGGCGAACAGATCATCGAAGTGGAACCGGGTGCCCAGGGCGATGGCTCGCGCACCCTGGAACATGGTGGGCACGATGACGTTCGTCCAGTTCGATTCCATCTCACGCCGGATGTCCGGGTTCGAGATGCTTGCGGCACTCTTGATGGCGTCATCAACAACGATCAGCGACGACCGTTTCGACGTGATAGTGCCCTTAAGGCCCGCGCAGGCAACTGTGAAAGCATCTTCACCCCTAACGTCCACTTCCGCAAAATCCCAGTCAATCGACCAGAGTTCGTCTGACGTGCGCGTCTTCGAGAGGCGTACGCACGGGAATATCTCCTGGTACTCCTTCGAGCAGATGAGGTTCTTGATCGCCGCGCTCTTGTTCCGCGCCACATCAACGTTGTATGACACATAGAGGATCCGAAGCAGCGTCTTTTGGAGGGCATGTCGTCCAATCAGCCAGCCAAGCAGCAGGCCTAATACGGTGGATTTAGCGGAGCCCCGTGGGCTCAATAGACAGGTATTGGGGCCTGCAACATCCAGCAGGTGCTCGTTGCTCTGCCCCGTCAGGAATACTTTGTGCCATTCCCGCATATGACGGGCGGGCTTCTTGCCCATCAGCTCGCAGAAGTACGAGAAGTTGTCCCGCGCCTTAATAACGTGCGGTGGGAGCTCTACCTCGATCTGTTTCTTGACGATCGCCTTAGCTGCAGCCTTTGCTGACCGCATCTTGGCTTGGGAGATTGAGCTTCCTGCCATGACTTAAATGTAGTCAGCTTTCACTATTTATTGGGCGCCCCCTGCGCGTGATCAGAAAATTTTTGCCGGAAATTTTTTGTCAGATGGTGATGCCATCGCAATCTTCCTCGACTTTCGATCGCAGGTACGCAACAAGATTGAGTCTTGAGTACAGATCAAGGTTCTGATCCATGTGGATCTCTTGTGCTCGCTGCCGAAAACGCGCACAACTCATATGCCATCCCCACGCAGAGCCATCAGCGTGATGACTCAACATGAGGGACATAAGAATTGCAATCATGACCGTCAGAACACGTGCTTGTTTCGATCAGTGAGGTGACGATGCTGTGAGGGCCCGCCGTACTTAGCAAGGAGCTGCAGGCCTTCTTGCAAGGGTCTTGGTCGATGGGTTTCAACATCTGAGATATTGGTCGCCCAGAACAGACCAACCTCAGGCCCACCATCTACGAGGTGGTTGCCACGCCCGTACTCCTTAGCGACAAACTCAACTAAATCGGCTACCGCAAATCTCATCATTTCTCCTCCGTCAGATCAGCCCAGATCGAATCGAACGCCAGTTCCAGAGCGGGCAGCACATCTTCCTGTGACTTGAACACCGTGCGCAGATCACGCATGACTTTGTCTGCGCCAGCCATGATCAAGCCCCGCCGATCAAGCCCCTTGGTCAGCTTGTCGACTTCGACCACATGACCACGCAACTCCTTGCTCAAATGGGCAATGCGGGTTGCCGCCGCATCCGCCTTGATGAGATCGGCCTGCACCTGTTGGCGCAGAAAATCGATGTCGCCTTCCAGCTTCACGATCTCCGCCAACATGATCTCCCTGCGATTCAGCTTGGGGTAGGTCTTGTTGATCCATTTCTCCAGCGCAGGGAAACTTCCGTCGTACCCGAGTACACAGGCGTAGAGCCAGATCTCGTAGACGCTGTAGGTGTTCTCCGCATAGGCGAGGAACCCCTCTCGATGAGAGTTGTCGAGCGCAGCCAGGAAAGCCTGGATTTGCTCGTCAATCTGCTTTGCCATTAACCGAAGAATCGGGCACCGGTGGAGCGGATTGCACCTCGTGCATCAGCCCGCATATTGCGCTCTTCTTGATACCGCTTGCCGATATTCAGTCGCTCCTGCTGGCCAGCGGTGACAAGGCTCTTGCGGTCCTCGCTGCCCTTGGTGCGCAGGTTCATCCGGTCCTGCGTGCCCTGAGCGCCAATGTTCATCCGCTGCTGTGCGCCGGTCTCGCGGATGCCCAAGCGCTGCTGCTCGCCCTGGGCTCCAATCAGATCCTTGGCGATACGGCCCTCAGCTCCCATCAGCTTCAGGGAGTTGGCAGTGCGCAGGTTTTCATTGGCCTGCGTCAGGCTGTTCAGGTGACTTGACAGCGCCTTGTTGTACCCGAGAGACAGACCAGTGTTGGTCATCGTCCTGTAGGTATCCATGATCGTGCCAGCCACCTGGCCGCCGATCACCTCGTTGTCCTTGTACTTGTTGCCGAAGTCGACAAGGCCCTGCATGCCTTGGTCGACATACGTACCTTCGACGGTCAGGGGGTTGAAGCCTGCGTTAAATGCGGGAGAACTCATCAATCAACCTCCGAACATGAACATGCCGCCGAGAACCAGATCCCGGATGAGCTGCTTGTTATTCAGGCCACGCTGATAATCAAGCTGCTTGTCATACATGCCTGAGCGCATGTCGTCTCGACGCTCTTGAGCGCCATACTCCCTATCCAGCAGGGGGTTTACTCGATTAAGAATTTGCTGGGTCTTGCGTTCGTCAATTTCACCGGCCAGTACTTCTTTCTCGCGAGCGCTTGTCAACGCATTGATATCTGCTTCTCGCTGCCCTTGGTTGATCTGATCGAGCAAAGTGGGAAACCTGTCAGCCAGTGCTGCAACCTTGTCGGTTGAATTGGCTGTGTCTGCCAAAGAAGACAGGCTTGTATTCAACTTGTCTTGCAGTGCCCTAATACGCTTTTCATCGCCGGACTCGATGATATCGGCAACAGCTGTCCGACCCTCTGGACTAAGCGAGGTGAGCAGGTTTTTGAGGGGATTGTTGTCTGACATGATGTCCTCCTTAATAAGAGTCTAGTTTTTACTTCGATTGAGGGTTTGTAATGCTTTTAATCAACTCAAGGACGTTGGTTCGATCAGCCCCCAGCAGGTCAAGTTTCGTGGGATTGAACTGAGTAGTGACTCCAGCCTGAGTCTGCGCACGAGTATTTGCCGCTTGGCTTTTCTTATTCGGATCTCCCAGGATCTCACCAATAACGGTGGACATCGTCTTGTCTGTCAGGACGGTTCCGCCTTGGCCAGCCTTGTCACCTTGGGCGAAGGTCTTATCTGTAGCTCCAAGGAAATTATTGAGGCTGCCCAAAGTGCCACCACCACCACCAACGCCGCCCTGGCCAAGCATGTTGGCTAGCGACTTACGCTTCTCGATCTTCATCGTCTTGTCATCACGACGATCGTAGTAATCGATTAGTGCTTCATTCTGGAGCTGTGCGCTGAGCTCGACCATTGCCTGCTTAGCCAGGCCGACCCTGCCCGAATAATCCAGCTCCTGCATGCGAGTGATGTTGTCTGTCGCGGAGGTCGACAGCACATCATCAAAGCCATCTACAGGCTTGGCTGGCTTGAAGCTCGCCAGGTAATTACTGGCGGCGCTGCTGTTGAAAAGTGAGTATGCCATCAGCCCAGAATCATGGCGGCGAGTTGAGCGCTTTGGTTTGCATTGTTCTGCTGCTGATTCAGCAGAGCCTGGTTCATCATGTTCGCGTAGTTGTACTCCATCGTCAGATCGGTATTCATCCGATTGACGGTGTTATTTAGCTCTGCCTGCTTAGCTGCCAAGTCCAGCAATGCAAGACCTTCGGCCTGCTTCCGGTTGATATCAATGCCGAGCTGTGAGCTGGCTCGCTTTTCCAGTTCCTGAAGTTCTCGATCTAGCTTTGCGTCTTGAGCTGTTGTGCCCGTGATGGCGTTGTACAGGCCAGTGCCGATGGAGGATGCTCCTTTGCCAACTGCTTCGTTGAGCCCCAGCGCGTTCACAAGTATCGGCAATCCAACGGTGCCAATACCCGGCAAGATTGCAGTTCCCAGTGCGGCTGCGCCCGCAGTCGTCGCAAGGTCTGCACCTGTACGGAATCCAGCCTGAGTCAGGTTGCGGCCCGTTCCCTCACCATCACCCATTTCCTGGGCGCCGGCAGCCAGTGAACCGAGAAGCGCCAAACCCGCCAACGGAACCTTGCCCTTTCCGAGAAGTGCGGTTGACTTCGCCAGCATGTTCGGGCTGCCGGCCATACGAGGGCCATACACGCCGGTGGTTCGACCACTCTTAAAAATCTGAGCCAGCTCGCTCTTGGGTACACCTTGAGCGCGGGCCTTGTTGTACAGATTACGAGCGCCTTCCTCGATGCCGATGTCTTTTGCCAGCTCCAGAGGGTTCACCCTCAGGCCTTGCCCTTGCTTGACAATTGGTTTTCCGTACTGATCCAGAAGCGGAGATGCCAAGGCCCTATACGACTACTTTTCTCGATTCTAAAAGTATTCTCTAGCGCTCATTCAGTGCTTGATGGATGTATCCAGCAAGAACTGTTCCATTGATTTTTAAGACGCCATCTTCTTCAAAAACCGCATCCGGAAATACCGTCGCAACTTGCTGAGCAGAGAACCCGCCACGCAACTTCTGCTCTGGATCTAAAGCTTGGTCGTATCTGAACTGGATGGGCACAAGCTGTGCCACCCGATCACGCATGCTCACGGATTGCCTTCACCGCAAACGCCATCTGTGACAACGCATCATCCACCTCGCTGACCTGC